TCAGGCTCTTGCTAATCTTGGTAAGAATCAGAATGTCATGAGCTTCTTTGATTAGAGAAAGGAGGTGAGAAAAGATGGGGCTTTTAGATAGGTTTTTGAAACGTGGTAAGAGTCGAGGTGGAACGAATGTTATCACTCATTCAGATTTTGGTCTTTATATCGACGGTGATAGCTATGTGCCTTTGGCTCGCAATCCTGATGTGATTGCTGCGGTCAACAAGATTGCTGACATGGTATCGAACATGACTATTCATTTGATGGAGAATACCGACAAAGGCGATATCCGAATAAAAGACGGACTAGCTAGAAAAATTGATGTAAATCCATGTGAAAATATGACTCGCAAAACTTGGATTTTCAAGATTGTGCGCGACCTGTTGCTATTTGGTGACGGAAATTCAGTTCTTCATGTTGAGTATGATCATGTGAATGATTACATTTTGAACCTAAGACCATTCCCAATGAGCGAAGTTTCTTTTAAAAGCGATGAGCTCGGCTATGTTATGAATTATCGTGGTGTTGACTACAACCCAAACGAAATTGTGCACTTTGTAATCAATCCTGATCCAGACAATCCATTTGTAGGAACTGGATATAGACTTGCTCTGAGGGATATTGTTAGGAATTTAAACCTTGCGACTCAAATCAAAAAAGGATTTATGAACGGAAAGAACGTTCCTAGCCTAATTGTTAAGGTTGATTCTTCGAGTGGAGAATTGGCCACGCAAGAGGGGAGAGACAAGGTTGCTAAGAAATACTTAACAACAAGTCAGGCGGGTGAGCCGTGGATTATTCCAGATGCTCTATTGAGTGTCGAACAGGTCAAGCCACTCAGTTTGAAAGATATTGCTATCAATGAATCTGTTGAAATTGACAAGAGAACAGTTGCTGGACTTTTGGGAGTGCCAGCTTTTATTTTGGGGGTCGGTAGTTTTGACAAAGAAGAATACAACAACTTTGTCAATACAACGGTCATGAGCATTGCTACAACAATCACTCAGACCTTAACTAGAGACTTACTCGTTTCAAACAATCGGTATTTCAAACTGAATGCTCGCTCGCTTTATTCGTATGACATTACAGAATTGTCATCAGTCGCTGAACAGATGACTAAAAGCATGGCAATGCGTCGAAACGAGTGGAGGGATTGGCTTGGGATGCCACCTGATCCTGACATGGATGAGCTCCTTGCTCTTGAAAATTATCTACCGCAAGACAGACTTGGGGACCAAAAGAAATTGAAAGGGGGTGAGGAAGAGAATGAACAAACGGAATAGTTATCGTACTGCTCAGTTCAAGACACGAGAAGAAAGTGATACTGGTGATTTGATTTTGAGTGGCTACTTTATCAAGTTTGATGAAGTAACCGAACTGTGGCCTGGTTATTTTGAAGTGATTAAGCGTGAGGGTGTTGAAAAAGCCATTAAAGGAGCTGACATCAGGGCATTATTTAACCATGATGATAGTTTGGTGCTTGGTCGGACTGGTAATAGAACGGTCATTTTGGGAGTTGATGACATCGGTCTGTACGGTGACATCATTATCAATAAAGATGATCCGCAAGCTGTTGGGGCCTATGCTCGTGTTCAGCGTGGTGATGTGATTGGATGTAGCTTTGGTTTTATCCCAATAAAAATAAACACGGAAGAGCAAGCAGATGGTTCGTACCTGGACACTATCCTAGAATTAGAAATCTTTGAAGTGAGTCCATGTACTTTCCCAGCCTATCCGCAAACGGAAATTGCTGCACGACAAAAAGACTTTGAAAGTCAACAGCGTGCAAATCGTGAAGCGCTGGACAAGCGCAAGAAAGAAATTAAGGAGAAATTTAAACTATGAACAAATCAAAGATTTTAAGTGCTCGTGCTAATCTTAAAGCAAACAAAGTAGCTGAACTCGAAGAATCGATTGAAGAATTGAACAAGCGCTCTGAACTTGAAGCGAAGAAATTGGATCAAGCTGGAAATGATGAAGAAGTTTCAGCAGTTGAAAAGAACCTGGAAGACATTCAAAAAGAATTGGATGAAAAATTGGCAGAAAAAGAACAACTTGAAAAGGAAATCGAAGATTTGCAAAATCAAGTTGAAGAACTAAATCGCAAAGCCCCGACTTACCCAAGTCAAGAAAAACGTGGAGGACAGAAATTGGAAAAACGTGACGCAATTGCTAAATACATTCGTACCGGTCAAACTCGTGACATCGTAGGCTTGAAAACTACTGATTCAGGAAGCGCAGCTTTAATCCCTACTGAAGTTTTGCAACCTCATTTTGTTAACAAAACACGTAATCCACTTTTGGATCTTGTGGAACGTGTGAAAGTTAACAGTGGATCTGGTAAATATCCAGTTATCAAGAAAACGGATAGTGTAATGGTTTCAACAGATGAATTGAAATCAAATCCAGAACTCGGAAAACCAGCAATCAGCGAGATTGATTATTCAATCAAGACTTACCGTGGATATGTCCCTGTGTCACAAGAAATGATTGACGACGCAGACTATGACATCATGTCCATTGTTGAAGACGAAGTATTCAATCAAGGTGAAAACACTGAATTGTCATTAGTTACAGCTGTCCTCAAAACAGCTACCCAAGCAGATGCGGCTGGATTTGATGGTATTAAAGATATCTATAACAAGAAGCTTAAATCAATTTATAAAGCAAGCATCGTTGTAACTAAGTCAATGTTTGCTGCACTTGACAAGGTGAAGGATAAAGATGGGCGCTACATGCTTCAAACTGATGTAGCTTCACCTACTGGCTATTCATTTGGTGGGAAAACAATCTACAAAGTAGATGACACAGTGTTTGGAACTGAAGGGGACATGAAATTCTTCATCGGTGATGTCACTGAGTTCGTCAAAGAGTTTGACCGTGCTCAAGTATCCGTTAAATGGGTGAACAATGACATTTACGGACAATTGCTTGGACTTTTTATCCGTTTGGATATTAAGAAAGTAGATGAAGAAGCTGGATTCTTCGGAACCTATACTGATGTTGTAGCTTAAGGAGGTAACGTATGAGCTATAAAGTAATTCGTCCTTTCAAGGACTTGGTTGATCCTGAAAAACATGACTATGCTGTTGGCGATATCTTCCCTCGTGAAGGATATGAGCCCACAGATAGCTTTACCAATGGTCTTTTGACTGGCGCTAACACTGCTGGTTCCATCTTCCTTGACATTTTGGGAGATGATGAACCTAAAAAGCCAGCTCCTGAAACCAAAGAAGTGAAAGAAGATCCCGCAGTTGAACAGGAAGAAACAGTTGAGGAAACAGTTAAGGAAACTGCTGAAGAGCCTGCTAAGGAAGTTGAGGAGTAAACATGAACGAAGGTCAGCTTTTAGAATTGCTGAAGCTTAAGTTGGGTATTTCAACCTACTTGAGAGACAAGCCGTTAAAAAAAATCATTTCAAGTGTCATCACTGAATTGACCGATAACCTCGGTATCGAGCTTGTTGGTGAGCGTGCTGACCATGAAATGTTTATCGTTGACTATGCTGCTTATCGCTATGAGGGTGGGGTGGATATGCCACGTCACCTTCAATGGCGACTGCATAATTTACAGATAGCATCAAAGAAAGAGGTCAAGAATGTGGAATCATGAAATCAAACTGATCTCTAAAAAAGTCACAGGTAAGGACAAGTTACTACAACCAATCTCTGAAGATGTTGAAGTTACTCTGTTGTGTCGTAAAAAGAAGGTTACTCGCTCTGAATTTTATCAGGCGAACCAGGCAGGTCTAAAACCGAGCTTGGTCGTTGAGATTCGAAATTTTGAGTATGAGAATCAGGAGTTTGCGAAATTTGAAGGCAAGCAATATCGTATCTTGAAAACCTATCCTATTGATTCTGAAATTTTAGAGTTGACTTTATCAGAGGTATTGAAATGAGTAATGACCTTGCTAATTTGATAGCGAAAGAGCTTGCAGCTTACTCTGATGAGGTTACTGAAGAAGTGGATAAGATTGCAGAGCAAGTGGCCGATGAGACTGTGGATGAGTTAAAAGAGACAAGTCCGAAACGGTACGGAAAGTATCGTAAAAGTTGGAAAAAGAAGAAGTTGGCCAATGGCTCTTTTGTTGTGTTCAACACAGTTGCAAGTCTTACTCACATACTTGAAAACGGGCACCTTTCAAGAAATGGTGGTCGTGTCGCTGGTATCGTCCACATCAAGCCAGCTGAAGAAAAAGCAATTCAGAACTTTGAGAAGCGTATCAAGGAGATTGGGAAATGAAGCTATCAGACTTTGCTGCTATTTTGGAACAGGCAAACTTGCCTGTCACTTATCGAGCGTTTAAAACTGGGAACGCTCCTGATCTACCTTACCTGGTCTATTATGAATCGAGTCCAGCCATCAATGCAGCTGACAACACGGTTAATCATCAGATTAAGAGCGCGACAGTAGAGCTAGCTTTTGAGCGGAAGGATGAAGATTTGGAAGAACGTCTGGAAGAGCTGTGGGCAACCCACGAGCTCTTCTTTGAAGTTCAAGAAGAAACATTTATCGAGACTGAAAGACTCTATGTCAAGTCTTATACGGTCTATCTATACTAAGGAGGAATGACATGACTCAAGAAAATAAAGTAACCTTTGGCCTAGAAAACGTACATATCGCACCTGTCAAAACACTTGCAGCAGATGGAGTTATCACTTACGGCGATGTTTTTCGTTTTCCTGGGGCAATGGAGCTGACACTTGACACAAAAGGGGAAACAACTCCTATCAAGGCAGACAACAAGGATTACCATTTCATGAATTCAAATGAAGGATATGAAGGTAAACTTAAAATTCCGCACATCATCGATGAATTTGCAACAAAAATTCTCGGTGAAATCAAGGATCCTCAGACGGGTGTCATGACTGAAAAAGCAGATGCGAGCTTGACAGAGTTCGCAATGATGTTCCAGTTTGAAGGCGACAAAAACAAGACTCGCTATGTGATGTACTACTGTTTTGCCAGTCGCCCATCTCTTGGCTCAAAAACTAAGAATGGGACATCAACCAACGAACGTGAACTTAGTTTCAAAGCTAGCCCTCGTCCATTGGATACAGTTGTTAAACGTTCAATCACATCAACTGATGACAAGGATGCGTATGACAACTGGTTCAAGAAAGTGTATGAACCTACTGCCGTTGCAGCTTAAGGAGAAGATCTATGCGTAAAATCGTTTTGGTTGGTGATCAGGAGTATGAGTTGGGCACTAATGGCTATACTCCTATCGCTTACAAGCAACAATTTGGGAAAGATTATTTCCAAGATTTGTTCTCAATGTTGAAAAATCAATCATTCATGAATGAATTGAACAAGCTGGAAGCTGAAAAAGAATTGACAGCGACTGACATTGACATTTCAATGCTAGAAGAGTTTGATATGACCTTCTTCAACCGTCTTTTTTGGACCTTTGCTAAATCTGCAAATCCTCACATCAAGCCTTATGAACAATTTTTCATGGAAATGGAAGTCTTTCCGATTCAGGAAGTTGGTCCTGTGTTGATGGAAATGCTGAATGCGAGCATGACGACAAAAAAGCACCAGATGACTCAGAATCAGCTAGCGAAGAAATCTTCACAGTAGAGTCATACTTATCTTGCTGTAAAGAAACTGGTCTGTCTATTGATGATCTAAAGCACATCTCAATCGGAATGGCTCTGGATTATCAGACGGATTATGTGAATTTAAGGAGTGAGGATAAGGGCGGCGAACGGAAGGCCACGCAAGCTGATTTTGACAGTTTTTAAAGAAAAAATGAGTGCTGAGAGAGCGATTCTGAGACCAAGTTCATTGGTCTGACTGCATTATCAGTCGTAGAAATTCTCTCAGCGCTTTTCTATTTTTTATGAAAGGAGGAAATATGGCAGGAAATATCAAAGGTATCAAAATTGAAATTGATGGTGATACGCAGCCCTTACAAAAGGCCCTGAAAAATGTCAATAAGGCTGCTACTGATGCAAGTCAGGAGTTGAGACAGATTGACAAGGCCTTGAAGTTTGACACTGGTAACGTAACGCTCCTGACTCAGAAGCAAGAAGTCTTGCAAAAGCAAGTTGCAACGACCAAGGAGAAGCTAGAAACTTTGAGACAAGCTCAGTCTCAGGTAGAACAGCAGTTCAAAAATGGGAATATCGGTGCTGATCAGTACCGTGCTTTTCAACGTGAAGTCGAAGTTACTCAAAATGTCCTAAAAGGATATGAGGGTAAGCTTGCAAGTGTGAACCAGGCAATTGCTGAGAATGGGAGTGCTACTCAGAACAATAAGAACCAATTAAAAGAGTTGCAAAATGAGCAGAAGCAACTGGCTAGCGAGAATGAAAGAGTAGTCAGTTCATTCAAATTGCAAGAAAGTCAGCTAGGAGCTAATGCAAGTGAAGCTGACAAGTTGGTGCTTGCTGAGAAAAGAATTGGAGCTCAATCTGATATTGTTGCTCGGCAGATTGAAAATCTAGAAAAGCAATTGGCTCTTACAAAGCAAGAGTATGGTGAAAATTCAGCTGAAGCCAATAAGATGGAAACGCAGTTGAATCAAGCTAAAACAGCTTACTCGAATCTTTCTCAAGAGATGAGTAACCTTGGGAACGCTGGCAAACAAGCGAGCGGAACCTTAAGCGAAACAAACAATCTCTTAAAAGCTGAATTGCTCAATCAATTTTCTGAAAAACTATCAGATATCAGTCAAAAATTGGTTGATTTCGGTAAGAGTGCCCTTGAAGCCTTTCGTCAAGTAGATGAAGGTATGGATACCATCGTCACAAAAACTGGTGCTGGTGGTGAAGCGCTTGAAGGCATGCAAAAAATCGCAAATGATATTGCGACAGAGTTACCAACGGACTTCTCAACTGTCGGAAATGCCGTGGGAGAAGTCAACACACAATTTCAATTGACCGGGGAAGCATTGAAAAATGCTTCAGAGGACATTATCAAATTTTCAGAAATAAATGGTTCTGATGTAACTAATGCGACCATACAATCAAAACAAGCATTGGAAGCATATGGATTGTCTGTCGAAAATTTATCTGCTGTTTTAGATTCGACTACCTTCGTGGCTCAAGCTACAGGTGTTTCGGTAGATGACCTGATGAAGAAGGCAACTGACGGTGCACCTCAAATTAAGTTACTAGGTCTAAGTTTTGAAGAAGCAGTAACTCTTATTGGCCAATTGGAACAACATGGTGTTGATTCATCTGCCGCATTATCAGGCTTGACAAAGGCTGCGGGAGCTTATGCCAAAAAAGGCAAATCTATGACAGAGGGGTTGAAAGAAACCATTGATTCTATCAAAAATAGTAAGAGCGAGACAGAAGCTCTTAGCACTGCGATGGAAATTTTTGGAGCAAAAAAAGCTCCTCAAATGGTTGACGCAATCAAACGTGGAGCACTAAGTTTTGAAGAATTAGGCTATACATCCCAAGTATCAGCAGGGCTAGTATCTTCAACATACGAATCTACGCTTGATCCTATTGACAAATTTAAGACAGCTCAAAATTCAGCTACTTTGGCCATGTCTGAACTAGGTGCTGCAATTGCAGAAGTCTTAGCTCCTGTTTTTGAAATGTTAGGAAATATCGTAAAGGGGCTTGCTGAATGGTTTAGCAGTTTACCTGGACCAATTAAAGAGTTTGTAGTGGTTATGGGTACTGTCGTGACTATTGTAGGTATAATTGCCCCTATATTTTTAACACTACAAGCGGCTGCAACTGCTTTGGAAATTTCGATTGGTGCAATGATTACAGCTGCTCTCCCAATTATTGGGACAGCTTTAGCGATTGCTGCTGCTGTTGCAGGAGTAGTAATTGCTTTAAAATATCTCTGGGATACAAACGAAGGTTTCCGTGAAGCCGTTACAATCGTTTGGAATGCGATTCTTGAAGTTATCAATGCAGTCGTATCAGAGATTTCTAGTTTTGTCATGAGCATCTTTGGGACAGTCGTCACTTGGTGGACGGAGAACCAGGAACTTATCAGGACAAGTGCCGAGACTGTTTGGAATGCTATTTCAGCAGTTATAGACACAGTCATGACCTATCTAGGCCCACTCATTCAAGCCACTTGGGATAATATTCAACTTGTCATCACGACAGCTTGGGAAATCATTAAGACCGTTGTCGAAACCGCAATAAACGTTGTGCTTGGGATTATACAAGCAGTTATGCAGATCATCACTGGTGATTGGTCAGGCGCTTGGGAAACTATAAAGGGAGTATTTTCAAGTGTATGGCAAGGAATACAGAGCGTGGCTCAAACCATCTTTTCAGCGATACAGTCATTTATATCAAATACTTTGAATGCTATTTCAAGCACAATTTCAAGTGTATGGAACGGCATTTCAGGAACAGTATCAAGCGTACTGAACGGTATTTCAAGCACTGTTTCAAGCGTGTGGAATGGGATTAAAAATTCCATCGGTAGTGCTATCAATGGAGCGAAGGATCTTGTCAGCACGGCTATCAACGCCATCAAAGGATTGTTTAACTTCAGCATTAGTTGGCCACATATCCCACTACCTCACTTTTCTGTTAGTGGTTCAGCAAATCCACTAGACTGGATAAGTCAAGGTGTGCCAAGCGTCAGCATTGAATGGTATGCAAAGGGCGGTATCATGACGAAACCAACCATTTTTGGAATGAATGGCAATAACCTCATGGTTGGTGGTGAAGCTGGGAATGAAGCGGTATTACCACTCAATGACAAAACACTTGGTGCCATTGGTCGAGGTATCGCTCAGACAATGGGTGAAACTTCACCCACCATCAACATTACCATTACTGGTAACACTGTAAGAGAAGAATCTGACATCAGTCGGATTGCTGATGAGGTGGCTCAGCGCATTGCTGACGAGTTGCAACGGAAGACACAATTGAGAGGAGGATTTGCATGATAAAACATAATGAGCTTGTGATTGACGGTGTGAGGACATCGTCTTTTCCTTTTAAGGTCATTGTCCATGATTCTCCCTCAATCGCTCTAGGAGACAGCAAGACAGCTCTTTTGGAGCATGGTGGTATCAGTGGTGCAATTGTTCAGACAAACAAGCATAGGGAACCGATCAAGAAAACTTATACGATTTACTTGGTCAAACCTACTGAAGAACAGATGAACCAATTTATGAGTCTGTTCATCCGTGAGAAGTTTTGGCTAGAGAGTGAGCGAGTCAAAACAACTCGTCTTTGGTGTTATAAGGTCAATGTAAGTGACCTTGAAGAAGTGAAACCTGGTCTTTACATGACCAAGGCAACCTTCACTTGCCACCCTACAAAATACTTCAAAACCACTGACACACAGAGGTTGACAAGAAGTGGGACCTTGACCGTTCAAGGTTCTGCTCTTGCATTTCCTAAAATCACAATCGTTGGCCAGAGCGCTTCTGAAACTTCATTTACAATTGCTGGCCAGGTCATTAGGCTTGAAAGGCTTGCTGAGTCGCTTGTGATGGTCAACAATCCTGATAATCCTAGTTTTAAGACAACAACAGGAAAACCAGTGAAATGGTCAGGGGATTTTATCACAGTCGATCCATCGAAAGTGAAGAATATTGGGGTTGTTCTAGGTACAGGTATTCAATCACTTGAAATCGAGACAGTTTGGGGGTGGGCATAATTGCTTTATTTACTTGATAAAGATGTGAGGACTGTTCGATGGAACGGGGAGCCACTTCATGAAGCGACTTCGGCGATTGTCAAAGAGACCATGAATGGCGATTTCACCTTAACTGTGAAATATCCTATTTCTGACTCAGGTTTTTATCAGCTCATCAAAGAAGATATGCTGATAAAGGCTCCGACTCCTGTTCTTGGTGCGCAGCTATTTCGTATTAAGAAACCCGTTGAACACAATGACCATCTGGAAATCACAGCCTATCACATCTCAGACGATGTGATGCAACGTTCTATCACACCAGTGAGCGTGACTAATCAGAGCTGTAGTATGGCTCTTTCTCGCATGGTTCAAAACACCAAAACTGCTTTGGGGGATTTTTCTTTCAATAGCGATATCCAGGATCGTAGAACCTTCAACACGACTGAAACAGAAACTCTGTACTCTGTATTGCTGGACGGTAAGCACAGTATAGTTGGTACATGGGAAGGTGAGCTGGTTCGTGATAACTTTGCAATGACTGTCAAGAAAAGCCGTGGTGAGAATCGTGGTGTTGTTATCACGACACACAAGAATCTGAAGGATTACCAACGCACAAGGAACAGTCAGAATGTTGTCACAAGAATTCATGCAAAGTCGACTTTTAAACCTGAAGGTGCTAAAACAGAAACGACTATCAGAGCGACTGTTGATAGTCCTCTTATCAACTCATACCCTTATATCAATGAAAAAGAGTATGAGAACAACAATGCTAAAACTGTTGAAGAGTTGCAGAAGTGGGCACAGTCTAAATTCTCAAATGAGGGCATTGACAAGGTCTCTGATGCTATCAAAATTGAAGCCTATGAACTTGATGGGCAAGTGGTTCACATGGGGGATACAGTCAATCTCAAGAGCTGGAAACACAATGTCGATGCATTCAAGAAAGCTATTGCTTATGAGTTTGATGCCTTGAAAGAAGAGTACATCTCTCTAACTTTTGATAATAAGGCAAGAACTGGTGGTTCTAGAGCTTCTGGTGGCCTATCTAGCGCAGCGGATGCAATTCTTGGTGTTACAGGAACCGCACAAGAAATTGCCCTTGAAAAAGCTCTTCAAAATGCTGACTTAGACTTTGATCATAAGGCAGGACTACTTAGACAGGAAATTTCTGACGGTATTGAACTGGCCAAAGCAAAAGCCGAAGAGGTCAAGAAAAGCCTGACAGAGACAATCGACCAGCGCTTCAGTAACTTTGACAATGGTCCATTACAAGAAGTCAAGCGTAGATCTGAAGAAGCGTTGCGAAATGCTGGTGCGAGCTCATCTCTTGCTCAAGAAGCGAAACTAATCAGTGAGCAAGTGAGACGGCAGCTTGACAACAAGGCTGACCTCGTCGAATTTCAGCGAGTGAAAGAAACCAATCAGCTATACGAGCGTATTATTGGCAGTAGCGAGTCTGACATTGCTGAGAAGGTCGCTCGCATGACCCTTACTAATCAACTTTTTCAAGTTGAGGTTGGGAAATATACAAACGTTGGCGGTCCGAATATGCTACGAAATTCGAGAGCGGACGACGGTCTGAAATATTGGACAGAAGCGAATGGTCGTTTGAGTTTTACGGCTCATAGTTACTACTTCAATGGTCAAAAACGCATGTTTGAATTGCGACCTGGAGCTGTCGTTAAAAGTCCACGGTTCATTGTTAAGCGAAATACTGATTATACTCTAAATATTTTAGGGTTCGATAATAACTCAAAATATTTTAGGGTTTATATTAGTAAACGCGTAAAAGGTTATGTCTCAGACTTTCAACAGAGGTTGCTGATATTCAATGGTCAGCCTCAATGGGTTGATGGTCCAGTTTTTGACAACATGAAAGCGGTCAAAAAATCCATTACATTTAATGTCGGTGAATTCGATGAATGTTATCTGCAATTTGAATACGACCGCAACAATCCTAATAAATGGGGCGGTCTGTTCATGACAGAGCTTGATTTCTATGAAGGCACGACTGACCGTCGCTGGCAACCGGCTCCCGAAGATGCGACTCTAGAGACAGACAAGACTCTTGAAGCGACTCAAACAAAAATGACTCAGCTCGCTGGCTCCTGGGCCGTTCAGAACATCAATTCAGCTGGGGATATCATTTCTGGAATCAATCTTGGTTCAAATGGTCAAAATCGTATCTCTGGTAAAGCTACTCATATCACTGGAGAAACCTTGATTGATAATGCAGTCATTAAATCTGCTATGATAGACAAGCTTAAAACCGCTAATTTTGAAGCAGGATCAGTCACGACTACGATTTTAGATGCTGAAGCAGTAACCGCTGACAAGTTGAGAGTTGACCAGGCTTTCTTTAACAAACTGGTGGCAAATGAAGCCTACTTAAGTCAGCTATTTGCCAAGCAAGCCTTCATTAACAGAGTTAAAAGTATCACGATAGATGCAAGTCAGGTTCAGTCAGGTGTTTTGAGTGGTGATAGGATTTACGGTGGGACCATTACAGGTTCAAACATCTATGGTGGAACCTTAACAGGACACACTAAAATCCAACTAGGTTCTTATGGCTCATTCGATACTACAAATGGCGGTTTACAGATTAATGTACCACGAAGCCATAATACTAAAGATGGGTTAGGAGTGCAGTTCATTGGTTCTTATGGTCGTGGCGAAGATGTTCCTTATGGCCTTTTCATTTACAAGGACTCCGATTTTACTACTGGCGGTTACGCAAGTGATAGTGATGAATTCCTACTGACAGTGAGGGGATACATTAAAGCAAAAGGAATCGGCTGGCTCAAGACAGGGAATGGAAGGATTGACGGTGGAACAACCGGTACTATTGGGTTATGGAACTCCGACAATGTATATTTGAGTTTTGGTGGTTCAAGTAATGACATTTATTATAGTTATAACAGCACTGCATATAGCCTGTGGTCAGTTATTAATAAGCATTTCTCAGATAGACGTCTGAAAGACAATATCGTTGATTGCAAGCATAAGGCTCTTGATTATATCCATCAATTCCAGTTCAAGGAATACGACTGGAAGAAGCAAGAGGATAGACCACAACAAGCACACACGAAGATTGGATTAATCGCTCAGGAGGTCCAAGCAGTGGATCCTACACTTGTTTACGAAAACGGCGACACGCTGAACCTAGACAATCTCAGATTGACTAATATAGCTCTCAAGGCAATTCAGGAACTTGCTCTTGAAAATAAAAAACTTACACAAAGATTGGAGAACTTAGAAAATGAACGCAGAACAGCTTAACCAAGCTTTACAAATGACAATTAGTGAAATGTCAACAGCTTCAATAAATTCGATGATTACAAGTAATCTCTTGAGCATTCAGTTGAAAGAGCAAAAGGCAGAGAATCAAAGACTTCAAGAACGAGTGGATGAGCTGGAAGCTCTGATTGATGAACAAACTAAACCAGCAGAAGGAGAATAAACATGGCAATCAATGGGTATAATCTATCAACAAAACCGTACTTAAGAATTTCTGGTTCTAATGTTGAGACCGTGGTAGAAATTCAATTATCAGAAGGAAATCGCTACAGCACTAACTCACGATCATTCACTGGAGATCGTACAAACGAACCAGAAGACGTCTTGATTCAAGCTGTGCTGGATATCTTAAAAGCTGAGCTAGATCCAGGAAGTGCCATTGTCAAAACACAGGCGCAGCTTGAACAAGCTGAACAGCAGATTGCGCACAACAAGAGCGAACAGGACAGACTTGCTCAAGTCATCAAGCAAACTGAAGAGAATGCCAAGGTGAACCAGAAGGTCATTCATGTTCTTGTGTTAAACTCTGTCATGAGCAAGAACATCGAATACGGAACGACCTACAAAGAGTTGGTTGAGTTAATTCAACCGGCCGAGATTGGGAAGACCTACTTACCACATGACCTGATTACCATTGAAGATCCTGAACATGTGGAGGTTAACGGCGAAGGCAAGCGCATCCTAGTGCAGCTTAACAAAGAATTCACATACAACGGCGAGCCTGTCAGCGCATTTGTGACAAATGGTATTTTGGAACAAAACGGAACTGGTGTCGCTTGGAAATTTGAAGGGAAAGAATAGGGGTGCTTATGCCAGGATATGAACGACTAATCTTGCAAATCTTTCTCTCTCTAATTCCTGTTATCGGTCTTTATTTTTCGATGAAAGATAAAGCAACGAAGCAGGAGAATCGTCTCACGATTTTGGAGAAAGACATCGAGAATTTGCATGAATTCAAGACATCGGCCAATAAAAGGCTCGATAACCACGACGAACAGAATAAGGCTATCTTGGTCCTGGCTGAGCAGGTAAAATCGCTTGGTGAGGATGTAAGAGAACTTAAAAGCTTGATTCAAAACAAACAACAATAAAAAGGAGAAATAAAATGATTAACTGGAAATTGCGATTGCAAAACAAAACAACACTCATTGCTCTTCTTGGAGCAGTCTTCCTTATGGCCCAACAATTCGGCCTTGAAATCCCCAAAAATATCCAGGACGGTGTGAACACATTCGTTTACATTCTTGTCTTGATTGGTGTTATCAATGACCCAACAACCTCAGGGATCTCTGATAGCAAACGTGCTCTTGAATACTACGAACCAAGCGAGGACTAATCATGGATATTGATACAAGTAGATTAAGAACCGACCTTCCACAGGTTGGAGAACAACCATACAGACAAATTCATGCACATTCAACAGGAAATCCAAGTTCAACTGCTCAAAATGAAGCAGACTACCACATGCGCCGCCCTGTAGATTCAGGTTTTTTCTCGCATGTTGTCGGTAACGGCCGTGTGATGCAGACCTGGTATACAGATATGGGGGCTTACGACGTAGGAGGTGGCTGGAATGTTGAAGGATACGGCCAAGTTGAGCTTATTGAAAGTCATGAAACAAAGGAAGAATTCATGCGTGATTACAAGCTCTATGTTGAGCTTCTGCGGAACCTTGCAGACGAAGCTGGAATTCCGAAAACACTTGACTCTGACAGTCTAGCTGGGATTAAGACGCACCAATACTGTACTTATAACCAGCCTCGAAACTACTCTGACCATGTGGATCCGTATCCTTATCTGGCCAAATGGGGTATTAGTCGTGAGCAATTCAAGAAAGACATTGAAGGCGGTCTTTCTGAATCTGGTTGGAAACAAAATGGCACCGGCTGGTGGTGGGAGGAGTCAGATGGCTCTTATCCTACAAACCGCTGGAAACAAATCAACAACGAATGGTTCCGATTTGACGAACGTGGCTACTGCTTAATCAATCGATGGTTCAATGATGGAAAAGACTGGTTCTACCTCGACAAGCGTGGCGCAATGGTCACAGGGTGGATGTTCCTTAATAACCGCTGGTATTATTTCAAGTCAGACGGGCGCATGGCTAAGGGATGGGTAAAATATCGAGAAACCTGGTATTTCATGGAAGAAAAAGATGGTTATATGCTATCTAAGCAATTTATCAAGTCTGGCGATGGCTGGTACTACTTGAAGGCAAACGGTGAATTACACACAGATCCAGCATTCAAAACAGAACCAGATGGACTTGTGACCGTCGTCGACAAACCGAAAGAAGAAAAATAAAACAGAAAGGCTTTCAAATAGATTACACTAACCGCAGGCTGTTTAGCTTGCGGTTTTTTGTTTGTTCTGAAAGTACTTTCTAAAATAAAAAAAGTTTAAATTTCTTTGTGTTTATTGTTGACATAAGTCAACAAGTAGTGTATAATTAAATCATAAAGATAAGGAAAGAAGAAAATAAAATGAAAAAATCACTAACATCACAAGAACAAATCGCACTAGCAAAAGAAATCTTACAAGTTAAGAATCGCAGAGAACGCTCATTAAAACTTGGAGAAATCCTAGACCGTGAAAAGTTATCATCAGATGCCATGTATGAATTGTATAACACCCTGTTAACAGCAATCAGAGTTTACGGAGATATTATCGGGTTCGATGATAAAGACTTCAAAGAAATGGCACTCACAATCTTACTTCTTGAAAAAGTAAGTGAAGCAAAAACAACCAAGGCAGCATAGAGGGGTGACGCCCCTCTTAATCCATAATATAGGAAAGGGAGTTCAATAGAACTCAGGTAAATAAAAATGGAAATCATCACAACTCTTCAAAACGGACAACCACAGACAGCATACGTTACAACAGAAGAATTTCAAACATTGACTTTCAAAAATGGCGAAATTCCAACTTTGGGAAATTTTGGAGAAATCGAAAAAATCAAAGTTTGGTTTAACGGAAAAGGCGAAGTTTGCACACACAAAGAATTTCACGTTATCAAAGGTGACGGACGATTTTTCAAACGTGAAGCAGTGAAGAAAAACGGACAACTTAAAGAAAGCACAATCAAAGCATTGAAAACTTTAGGATAAGAGGTTACTGAATGATTATTAACACAAAAAAGGTTGAAATGGTCTTGATGAACAAGGCCATTCCAGCCAATCTACTAGAAAGAGAAATCGGGATATCACGTTCTGCAATCACTCGAATCAGAAACGGTGAGCGTAAGATAGAGAATCTTACGCTTGACACTATCGCAAAAGTTCAACAATGGATTGACGCTGGAAATTATCGTTTTAGCTACGATTATAGCGAACTAATCGAAGAACTAGAAGAAGACATAGCAGAAGGCTTGACAGATGACTATATCTATATTGTTCGTGGTGAATACAATGAAGTCATGGAAAAATGCATGATCATTGATTACTACTATACTGCTGAAGAAATCGAGCAAGGAGATTTTGCTGAAAAAGTTTTGACTAGTTCGGTTTTGGCAGAAATGAAAGCTGATAACGAGATATTTTGATAAAAGCAGTGACCGAAATCACTGCTTATCAGCTGTAGCAAATTCATAAAGTTTTTCTGCTGTGAGAAGAGCCATTTTGTCCATGCTTGTTTTTCCTTTTCTAAGGTCAGAAACAGTAGTCCAAGGGACTCCAGCGCCTTGCGAAATAGCAGATGTAGACATTGGGCTGTCTAATAATTCTTGAATAATTTTTCTCATATTATTTGTCCTTTTTATTTTTTAGATAGATATATACATTGATCACAATTATAAAAATAGCTATTGCACTAACCATTGCTTTTCCTCTTTTCATTTGATAAAATAGAGGTGTGAGGGGCTTTCGCCCCCACCTCTTAGCGTTTACCTTTTTCTTTTGCGGGATTCGGGTTTACGCTTTTTGTTTTGCCTTGCGACTGTTATTGCAGTCACCAGACTTGCTATAGCAGTTACCGTTTCAGGGATATTATCTATCGCCTTTTCAAGTAACCTAAGCCAATCTTCTTTGTTCAACTTCCTCACCTCCTTTCCTTATCTTGATTATATTATATCACGGTATACCGAGAAAGTCAAGCGTTTTGATAAAGTTTTTTAACTTTTTTTCAAAAAAAATAGACCTTGTCCAGAGGTCGGGGAGTTGGAGGGGACACCCTCCAAAAGCATTGATTTAATAAGATTTTATTTTACCTTTTTCATAATAATCTCCCTATTAAGTCACCGCATTCGGTGGCTTTTTTTGTGTTGAGAATCATGATATAATAATAAAATCGACAAGTAGGAAAAGAGAAGAACGATG